ACGGCTAATTTAATTGCCGATAACCACATGTTAGTACCAAGTAGCCTTTACAGGTTTTTTGTCAGCTCTAAGTCTTTTAGTGCCTCTTACTTCCACAACTTGTGATTCATTAGGTTTAGTTGCTTCAATAACGATTCCGCCTTGTTGCATACCATCCTTATCAGCACCTAATTCTGGAGTGACATTTGAGTTTTTATTTTTTTTCATATATTCTCCTTATACTATCTCTTAGGACCTTTCAAGATCCTAACATCTGTTTGTTTCATCATATCATTGACCATTTTTGCGTCAATTCCCATTTGTGTTTTTTCTAGCGATGTATCAGCTCTAAGTTCTGCTAATTCTTCGTTTTGTTGTAATTTCTCATCAAATTGTTGTTGACCCATTAATTGTTTAGATTTATCTAAATTAATCTTTTCTTGCTCTTGTTCACGTTTAGCATTGTCATCCATAGCTCGTAAATCAAGTTCTCTTGCTTTTAATTTAGCAATTGGGTCTCCACCATACTCTCCCATGATTTTATTTTCTTCATCTTTAAATTCTCCAGTCATTTCTGCAATTAATTTTGCTTTTCTAGACTCTAAATTCATAGACATCTGCATAATCTGCTGTTGATACTGCGGATCTTGCTGTAACATTGGGTTTTGTTGCGCCATTTGTTGCATTTGCATTAATTGTGCAATTTCTTCTCTAAATTCTACCTCTAATTGCTCTTGTGCCATCAAAGATATGTGTTCAAAGATGTTTTTTTCTAGTGCACCCATTACAGCCGGACTATTTCTTGCAATATTAGTCGCCATAAAGTTTAAATGGGTTGTAATATGCGCTTGATGGTCTTGTCCTTTGAAAGCTTGGAACGGTTTACCCGACATTGCAAGAATATTTTCTGCTGCAGGGTCCATTGGAGTCGGTTGTTGCGGTGGTGGTAAGATTTTATCAATATTTTTTACACCAATCGCTGAATACATTGAGTGAAATGCTTCATATAGGTTGTGCATTTGTGGATTCGACATTGCAAGTTGCAATTCTGTTTGTGCTAAACTAATTCTTTGTGATTGAGAAAAGATATTTGGGTCTGCAACTGGAATAATATCTACTTTATCATCAAAATCTGCAACTTTAATATTTCTTTGTCCACCAACTACGTCGTATGGATACTCTTGTGGCAGATAAGTTTTATAAACACCTGCTAATAATTTAAATTCATTCTTCATCGCCACATACAATCTCTTATGTATGGCTGACATGACTCTTGAACCACGTTCTAATAGAGCAATAGTCGTCCCAACAGCTGCTTGTTGGTTGCCGTCTCCGACCTGCATGTCAGCGATGGCGGCAAATCGTTGCCCTGCCGATACCACAATACCCATCAACTGCAATAAAGTTGGTGATGGTTCTTTAAATGGTAATGGCATAAATGCATCCTTGATACTTCCTCCAGGCGCATCTACATCTCTGAATTCTCCAGGTTGAATTGCTTGTGCTTCGTCTCTTACTCTTATTCCTCTTTGTTTAAATCCTGCTGGTAAATTACTTAATGTACCCGCATCTAATAGTTGTCTTAAAGCTTGTGTTGCAGTTCTCGATAAACCACCGATCATGTGTATTAATCCAAAACCGTAAAAACCCATTCCAGGTAGAAATTTAAAATGTACAAAGTAATCTATTTTAGATTTTGTTGGATCTTCTGCTTGGAAATTTCTTCTAATAGATAATACTTCTCTACTACCCATTTCAATAGTTACAACATAAGGAAGTTTAATTCCTGTTGGTTCACCTTGTGAATCTTTGTCCTCAAATCCTTCAAGGTCTATGTCTGTGTGTACTTCTAAAATTGTAAAGATGTCTTCATCTTGTGTTTTCTTAACACCTTCCAACTCTCTTTCTTTTTTCTGTACTTCTGTTTCTTCATTGTATCCTGGTGTTAATTCTATATCTTTATAAAAACCTGAAACTTGTTTTTTTCTAACTTCGTTTTCAGACATCTTAATCATGTGAATAACAGACTCTGCATCTTCTAAAGATGTTGCAGTGTAAGGGACTACTAAATCATCAGCCGGTACAAATTTTGACACGGCTCTGCCAAGAATTTCATCGTAATAAACTTTCTTGAACGCAGAGCCGGCAAGAGGGAGATAAAAAAGCATTTGATCGAACTCGGGTTCATACTCCTTCATCACATCCATGAGCTGATAGTTCATGAATTCTTTAACTCTGTTTGATTGTTCTTCTTTGGCTCTGTCTGCAAGTCCAATTATTCTAGTGTGGACTGGACCATTAGCCGGTAATAATTCTTTATAAGCTTGTGCTTGAAACTGTGTAACCGCTTCTGCAAGAACAGGATGCGTTGCACCACTTGCTCCTTGGAAAGGTTGTGTTGGGTTTTCGTATTTAAATCCTAAAAGGTCTAATCCTTTTGTGTAGCTATCTTCCCAATCTTTTCTTGAAGATTTATATTGATTGTAATTTGCTACAAGTTCAGAACCTAGTTTACCTAAAATATCTTCTGGTAATAATTCTGCTAAGTTATCGAAGTGTGATTCTCCTCCACCTGCATTAACTGCTTCGGGATCAAAATTAATTGTTGCTCCTCCGTCTTCTTCTTGAGTTACTTGTATATCATCTGGACCAACCTGCTCTTCAATAGTTTCTTGTTGAGCTTCGACGATTTCGTCTTGTCCAGGTATTTTAATTTCAGTCTCTACGTTTGGTAGGGCTTTGTCTATATCTGCCATTTATATTCTCCGAGTTCTTTATTGTTGTAACCTGTTTTGTAGGAACATTCAACCCTTGTGAGTCTGGTCCCTTAAGTGGTGGGATTTCGTTAAATTTGACGTGTTGCATATTTGCAACAAGAGTTTTATTCTTCACTAAACATACCTCTCTTATTTCTGTAGTCATCAAACATTTCATAACCACTGATACCCATTGATAATGCTAGACCCGGTAATCCAAATCTACGCGATACTGTTTTTAAAGTTGTAGGGCTAATTCCTAGTCTCATTGTTTTTGCAATTGTAGGATTTATTCCTTTTGTTGCAAACTCAGTTGCAGGACCTGCAAATGCTGCACCCATATAATTAAATGGGTTTGTTGCAATGTCAGTTAACGAATCTCCTTGTTGTACTTGTTCAGCTAAATACAAAGGTTCTGTTGCAAGTAATCCAATTGGTGAAGCTGTTGCAGATAATCCTCGACCTAAAGTCTTTAATGCTGTTTTTGTAATACCAGATTTCTTTGCACCTAACGCGCCACTTCTTGCAGCCTCAATTGTTGATGGTGCAACTGCTGCTGTACCTGCTACAGCTGCTGTTCCTAATGCTGGAAGATACGCATCTCCGATTGCTGGACTTTCTTGTGGTGTATCATCTAATGATCCTGTCACCATATCTATTAATAAATTTTTTTGTTGTTCTTCGTTTGACAAATAAGTTGTTGGATCATCGTTCATAAATTTTTTAACAAAACCCGCGGCTGCTGCACCACCTGCTGCAATCGCACCAAACTTACCTGCACCTCTTAACATTGGACTTTGTATTAAACTTCTAGAAACATCTCTAATTTTACCCATGGGTCCTTGCATTGCATCATCAATATTAGATCCAATTTTAACCATGTCCGTATTGTCTAAAGTTCTAACAGCTTTTTGTGCTTGGGCACATGGCCCACCTTCTGCAAAAGCAATTCGACCACCGTCTGCTCTAAGTAATGTGCATTGTTTTGCTAATCTAGATATTTCTTCATATTTTGCATTTTGTAATCCTCCAGCTAACATTTTGTCAATTGAGTCTACTATTGTTTTCATTCTTGATGGAGAAAGTTTAATTTTTTTAATATTTAAGTCTGCGCTTTGAAAAGCAAGATTTGCAGATTCATTTAAGTCTTGTAGTCTTGGAGTAACTTTTTTAAAACCAGCTTGTTTTTTTTCTAAACCTAGTTCTTGTAATGCAATGTCATCTGTTATCTGTCCAACAGGAGGCAACGTTCTAGAACCAGATAAACCATATGAAGGTTTCATTCTTTCTAAAGTTATTGGATCTATTTGTCTTGTAGTAATTAAACCATCTGTTGCAGTGCCCATTAATCTAGCTTCTTCATTTAAAATTTTATCTATGTATTGCGTTAATGGAACTTGACCTTTTGTTTTACCAAATTCTTTTTGTAAGGCGTTTTTAAATTTCTTTTGGTCAAAACTATCTGGACCAGGACTAATAGTATACATACCATCAGGGTTTCATTTAAATTTTTTAATTACATTGTCCATGTGTTTGTTTAAAGCTACTCTATGTCTTTCTGCCCCCTCTGTTCTTCTAAAACCACCACCTAACATTTGGTTTAATTCTGAAGAACCATAACCCATTTCTCCAACACGTATTAATCCAGCTTTGTCAGCTAAATGCATTTTATCTAACAACGATCCTTTTTTACCAGTGACTTGTAGATCACCCATTTTTTTACCAGTTAAAAAATCTTCTATGTTTAAAGCGCTCTTCTCACCTAACTTTTTAGTTATGTTTCTTTGTGTCTGTTCACCTTCAAGTTTTATATCTTCAGTAACATTTTTTCCTAGTCTAGATAATGCCATTCTAAATGCACCAATATTACTTGCCTTAGATGGAAGACCTATTTTTTCTAAAATAGATTTTTTGACACCTACCTTAGTTTTATCTCCTTTGTATTTGTCATATTCATCTATCGCTTCAAGATATTTTGAAGACACTGCTGATAAGTCTTTGTCAATTAACCCTGCCTTTTTTACATATTGAGTAAGTTGTCTATTAGCCCCTTCTCCTTTTTGATAAGGAAGATTATATTTCTCAGAAGTTTTTACTAAAATATCATCGGGATAATAACCAAGTTTATTCCATTTGGTCATTTGTTTTTTCACATCAGCTACTGCTGCTTCATAGATAGGATTTGCTTTTTTTCCGTCAATTGTGTTATCAATACTTCTACCAGTTAATTTTTCTAGTTCAGCAATTAATTCTTTTTCTCTTTTTTTAGCGTTTGCTAAACCTTTA